CAGTTTCTTTGATAGTTTCTTTTTATTTCTTCATTCCAATCATCAATAGGCCAAGTACCTACTTGTTTCCACGAATCTATTTTATTTTTACCTAAAGGTTTCTGTCTTAATCCCTCTACAAAAGTATTGTCTGGTGATAATATATTTGGTATTCCATCACCTCTATCTCCCTTAAAAATATGTTCTATTTTATATGTGTTAGGGTCAACACCATTTATAAACTTTTTTAGTGTAGGTGAATATTGTTGTACATTTTCGTGAGTTTGTAGTTGAATAAAATCTTTATCTCCAGACATTATTAAAATCTTTTCAAAAAGATTAGGTGTTTTAGAAACAAGATTTACTATTGTTGCAATAATATCATCAGCCTCTGCACCATCTACTTGTAATACTTTGTATGGGAAAGTTTCTTTTAATTCATCTCTTATTAGATTAAGAGTTTCAAATAGTTCGTTCCAATTTAGATTAGATTCTGTTCTATCTTTCTTTCTATTTGACTTGTAGTATGGGAATAAATCTCTTCTCCAATAATGTTTGTCATCATAACAAAGTATCAGTTCACCAAACTCATTGAAGAATTTTGTTCTATATGAACGAATAGAGTTTAAAACTAAGTGTCTAACTAAGTCTACACTCAAAGGTTCATTTTTCATCTGTATCATCAAGTTACTAATCGTAACTTGGTTCATATCAACTAATATCATAAATTATTTTTTTGTTTTTTCCAAAAATTCTGGAATCAATTCCATATTAAACATTGTATTTGTTTTACCATTTTTTGTTGATGTAATCATAAATTTATCCATTAATGGTTGCATATCGTGTTTAATATCTAAATCTCTATAGATTGCAGACTTGATACCCTCGATAATAAATGCTAAATCTTTTACAAAATCTTTATCTGTAACTTTTATTCCGTTATCACCTAAAGCGTGAACTAACTGTACGATTAAAGACTCTGTAAGTTGATCTGCAAAACTCATATCCTCTGCAAGTTTATAATAATCAAGATTAGGTGTTTTTATTTTTCTTGAATTTTTAAATCTTTTTGCTGGGAATTTTAATATATTACTCATATCTTTATTTATAACCAATGATTAATCAACCCTACGATTGTAATTATAAATCCAACTACATTTAATAATATAATCGAACCATCTTTCCAAATACATCCTACCATAACCCATACTCCACTACCGATTAACATGAAATATAGATTAAGTGGGAATATATTAAAAGATGTAAAACATAAGCCTATCAACAATAGGATAGAACCAAACCATTTTAAACCTCTAACTTCTTTAATTTCTCTCTTCTCTTTATACATCTTCTTGTACTCGCAGCTACTTCTTTTCTTCTTCTTTCACTTCTAGTTTCAAAGAACTCTCTTCTTCTCATTTCGTTAAAGAAGTTTTCTTTCTGTAACTTTTTTTTAAGTTTTCTTATCGCTTTATCTACATTACCATTTACTACTGCAACAGCAGTACCAGGCAATCTTTGTTCTATTTTTCTTCTAAAATTATTTCTTCTAAACCCCATTATAAACCTCTTCCATAGATTGATTAGTAACTTCTGCTTCGTATTGGTCTATACCAGTAAGAAATGCATTTATATCTGTTATTGAAAGTTTTGTGATATCCGAAACATCTGCACAAGACATTACATAATCTTGAATGTGTTTTGGAATATCTTCGTGTGTATTATAAAAATAAATCATATTCACCTATATTGTTAAGTTTTGTATCGTCTAATTTCACTTCTTATCATTTCTGAATAATGTCTTAACCAACCTTTTGATTGTTTATTCAGATTATAATTTGAATCGTCTTTGCATTTGTTTTCCATAAACTTTGCAATGTCTTCCAGATTCTCAAGTGCAAGTTGTTTATTAGTTTTGATTGGTTTTAAATCTTCCAACATCATTGTAATTCCAACTTTTTCTAAATTATCCATAATTATATCCTATCATAAAAATTAATATTGTCAACCCTAGTTTTTAACTAAACTGCAATTTTACCTCCATTATAATAACATCTTGTTACTTTATCAGTAGGTTCAACATCTCCTCTTCCGTCAGCTTCACACTCTACAATATTGTAATAACCTTTATATTGACCTTCTATAGCACAAAATGCATTATTTACAGTATCAGTATAAAATGTATCTGGATAATTTTCGTAATCAGCATTGAATTTAGAACTCCACTCATCATACCACCACTTACCACAAGGTGTCATAGTTTGACCCTTTTCGTTCATTACTTTAAAACATTTTTCCATTATTTTACCTCTTTCAAATTAAACTTTTCAATCATAATATCTCTAACTCTTTCCCTATCAAGACTATCACCACAAAATGTATACTGTCGTTTAGATAAACAATCTGAAAGATAGTCAATAGTTGCAGTAGTAATTTGACTTACAGTTGCACCCATATCATAGATACCACCTTTACCATAAAAATCATATACATAACTAACAAATTCTTTGATAATAGTATCTTTTCTTTTTCTTATAATATTTTTTCTCATTTTAATATTTACTCCGCTTCGTTAAGATTAACAAACCACACATAATTTGCAATCCAATCTAAATCATCTTCACTCCAAATGTTTTTACATTTGTCTTTTGCAATACCTAAGAACTCTTCAAAATTTTCACATTCTTTTATATCATTTTCATTTACATGACTAAGAAATCTATCTACTAGATTATCCATATGTTTATCAGTTATATTTGCGATTGTCATATTTTCTCTCTTTCTTTCTTGATTATATTATTATTATACTTTGTTTTAAGAACAATGTCAAGTCTTTTTTTAATTATTATGACCAAAGTTCGTTTCTTACTTTTCTTTGTTTTTTTCTTTGTTGTCTATTCCAGACTTCTTCTTGAACTTCTAAAGAAGGCCAATCGTGGTCATCTTCTATTGTATCATTAACCCACGCTAACAAATCATTTGCTAACTTCTTTGCTTCTGTTTTACTAAGATTAACACAGTTCATATCATCAGAAGATTGCATCCAATTAGTCTTTTTATTTCTTACAGTTAATATACTCAGTCTTGCACCACCAAAACCAGCATACTGTCTTAAACTTATTGTTTTTTTATTTGAAGATTTAACTCTTTTTCCCATTTTTTTTGTCCTTTCTTTCTTGACTTTATGTCTCTATATTACCTTGTTTTGAGAACAATGTCAAGTAAAAAAGTAAAAAAAATGAAAAAAAGATATGAATTAAATCAATGACTTACGAAGATGCGTAATATTTTCTGTAATCATTGTGGTTTCCATACCAGTGAACTTCGGTATGAATCTTGTTTTTATTGGATTCTATGATGTATTTTTCCCACCAATCTGGTTCTTTTACAGTACAATGTGCATTTTCACCATTTGGTAATACTGCGTGTGCAAGTCTTGTACAAATCGCAAGATAAACAAACTTTTCAGCTCGTTCAAAGATTTGATATAATGTTTTAGGAATAACTTCTTCTGGAATGTGTTCTAATACATCTGTTGATATCACTCCGTCAAATGTTCTATCTGGTAATGTATTGTGTTCCTCGTAAGCTGGATCATAAAGAAATAGATTTTCATCTAATATATGAAAGAGAATATTACTGTTTGATTGTTTATATTGATTACCCTTACCACAACCATAATCAAGAACTGTTAATGAGTTTGTTGTCAGAACAAGTCTTGAAATGTTAGGAATCTCCTTGTCCAGACTAACACCTTGATATGTTCTTATATCTTGGTGCATTTCTTTATACATATTTATATAGGTTTTTTCAATCTTCATTATGTAATTTTACAAAACTTTCTGCATCAATAATCACTAATGGTTTGTGATTGTTTCTTTTTAGAACAACTATGGGTTCATATTTACCAGAGTTGTCACACGCCTGTTTATATGCCTCCCATAGATTTACTTTTTCTTGGTTCTTACATTCGATAGAATAGGGGAATCGTTCTCTTGCACTACGAGCCATAATTAAATCCTCACCACCAGCACCCATAGAACGACTCTCTATATCTTCCTCGTGAATACTTAACTTTTCAATCAATAATTCACGAAACCATTTCTGTAGTCTTCTACCTTTTGCTTTCTTACTACTCGTATTCATCTAAATCATCTTCATATTCTTTATCAAGTTCTTCACCACAAAATGGACAATATTTTATTTCATAGTATTCATCGTCCATATTGTGATTTATTTTGAACTCTGCATCGCAAGAGGAACAAAATATTATTTTTCTTGGCATTATTGAATCTCGCAAGACCCAGAGGAACAAGCAAGTTCTTGAGAACCTACTGTCATATCAGAACTTTCATAGTCTGATAATTTTGTCCAATCGACATTAACTGGCATCTTTTTTAATAGTTTCTCATAATCTTTTTCATCACAATCTTGATATGGTGCTTGTTTATATGTATGTTCACTATATGGTAAGAAACTTACTCCACTCATTAAGTCAAAGTTCTTATATACCCATGCACCAACTTCTATCCACTCAGTTTCTTTTACAGAAATAGTTACTGATGGTTTATGTTCACACCAATGTTCTTGATATGTTTTCCATAATTCAAGTTGTTCTATTGCGTTCATATCTTGTCTAAAAACTGCATCTTTACTACATTTTATTGGAAAAGAAAAAACACTCGTATCAAGTGGTTTCATAACATCATCTTCTACTGGAAAACCCATATCAACCATCATCTTAGTTAGAGGGTCTTTTTTATCACCTCTTACTGTTCTTATATAGTATGGATTATGTCTTGCATGAATACCACTTGCACTATCTACTAACTGTGAAACAGTACCAGATGGTTTTACACAAGTAATCGCAGCTGATTGATTTATCTTTAATTTCTTAGACCATTCTTTATTTGTATCTACTGACATTTGTTTAAGGTTCTTTAACAATGAATCTAAACTAGGAAGCTTACCAGCAGTCCATTTATTATCCATAATACCAGTAAGTGATACACCAAGTAGTCTTTCTTCAACACAATTCTTTTTCCACTCTTTACTTACATATTTAAAGTTAGTAAGTGTAGATTGAAATGTACCAAGTATTGTTGCAAGTTTAACTTTCTCTAATAGAGTATCTTCTGTATCCTCTGGTCTGACAACAACTTCAGATAAGTTACAAAATTCTCTACTTCGTAAAATTATCTCCGAGCAGGGATTTGTTCCGAAATCATATCCAACATCTCTTCTTTCATTTTTCTCTGCAATCCTCTTTGCAGACTCTCTATTAAATATACCTCTTTCTCCAGACTTAGAATCATAAAGTGCCTTCCACTCGTCCATAAAGATACCTACATCTGGTTTTTCAGTGTAACACGCAGAATTGTTTGCAAGTGCTCTTTGACCATTATCATTCCACCATTGACCAGATTTTGCAACTCTCATTCTATCATCTGATAGATTAGATAAACTAATCAATGCACTTCGTCTAACACCACCTACTACAACAATCTCTGCTGTTTTACAAACAATATCATGACACTCAATAGAACTTAACTTTCTACCAGCTGCACCTTGAAATATTTCTTTTGTAAACTCAAATAATCTTTGTAGTGGTTCTGGCCCAGATGCACGACCACCAAAAGTTTTTAGTGGTGCTCCTGCTGGTCTTACTTTACTTAAATCCCATTTAGGTATTTGACCATGATACAACATTGCAACAAGTTCTTTAAATGCTTTTGCCCAACCAAGTTTACTATCTTGTACAACAATAATAGTATCACTCATATAAAACTCTTCTGCAACTGTTGGTAAATTACCAACAAACTGTCTTTCAACTGAGAAACCTACCCCAGTTCCGTTCATTAATACATAAAGTATTTCGTCAAATGCTTGTGGTCTATCAACTGCAATATAACTACAATTATACCCAGCAATATTTTCTCTTTTTAACGCCTCTCCAGCGGTCATTAAACACCTCATAGAGGGCATAATTTTTAAAGACAATACTGCATCCTCTAACTTATCTCTAGTTTCTTTGTCTAACTTATATTTACAAGTTTCATTTAAATGTTTTTCAAAAAAATCAAAATATCTTAAAACAGTTTCTGTCCATGTTTCTCTTCTTTTCTCTTTAGGTAACCATCTTGAATATCTTGACAAGTGAATAAATTCTTGATATTTCGTGGGTAAATCGTAAGTATTATTGAGCATTTATTTTTCTCCAATCTTTAAATCTGACTTTCGCTTCAAGTCCTCTGAATGTATTTTCATCTATTAGTTTTTGTATATCTTTTATACCAGATAAAACCATATCATTTATATCTTTTTGTTTTATATGTTCTGGGAACAAACAAACTGAATAATCGTCCTCAATAAAACTTTCTATTCTTTTTACTATTTCTTTGTTTCTTGGTTCGTTATCTGGAATCAAAGTTACATTATTTTTTTTCTCCACTC